GGAATATACAATACCAAGCAACAAGCCATTGATGCTTGGAACAGGAGGGCGTGATGGCGATTAAGTACTACAATGACCCGGTGGAAGCGATCCGGGGAGGCTTGGACAACCGGGCGATCGGTGAGACGTTCGTGCAGGGCCGTGACGGAAGATGGAAGCGCATGTGGGTGGTGTACCCGATCATGCGTACTCCGTACCTCACCTACCCTGGCATGCCGGGCATCAGATTCAGGGATGCGACGAAGGCCGAGGTGGATAGTGTGAAGCGGTGGCATAACCTGATCAACGACGGGAGGGCGTGATGACCGACTCGAGGCCCAAGCAGCGTACAAGGCCAACTGTGGTCGAGCTGCATCCAAAGCGGGTGGAGATAGAGAGAGAGCTCGCGGAAGGTTTACAGATATCAATCATTTCGTCAAAATACGGAATTTCACGCCAAGCATTGCTGGGATACAAAAGGACAAGGCTTCCCGAGCGCGTGGTGAAAGCTGTGGAGAAGCGCAACATCACCGATGCACAGCAACTGTTCGAGGTCATCCTCAAAGCGGTGCAGCGCATGGAGAAGCTGTCCGATGCATGTGATAGCTGGCTCGAGGACCCAGACAGGCCAGGTGAGTACTTCATGGGGGCTAGGGCGCAGGAGGTGACGATCATCTACCAGGAGATGGTAGAGAAGCGCAACAAGGACGGCGAGGTTGTCAAGGTCATATGGGAGAAGCGCAAGGCGAAGCTGCAGGATCTGCTCAACCGAGTCTACGAGGTGGGTGTCCACCGGGTTGTTTCAATCTCCAGCCCGGAGACTGACCCGAGGGTCCTACTCGTCAAATCCAGCGAGGTTTTGACTAAACAGATGGAAACCCTGGTCAACGCGTGGAAGTCGGTCGACCAGGGGCGGTCCTCGTTCATAGGAACCCCTGCATGGGACCAGGTTGTGAGTGTGATCCTCAAGGCCACCGAGAGGGACCCGCAGATGCGGAGGGAGATAGCCGATGGTCTTGGCAAAATCACTGGCTGACCAGCTGGCTGCGAGCATCGATCCATACCGGTACATGGAAAGCCTCGGGTGGTTCGCCTTCGAGTGGCAGGTCGAGGTGCTCAACCCCGGAATTCATCGCCTCATCCTCCTGTGCGCGAGGCAGTCGGGAAAGTCGACGGTCATCGCCGCCAAGGTCGTGCATCGAGCAAAGTACTTCCCAGGCTCGCTCATCCTGCTGTTCGCCCCCACCGAGGACCAGTCGGTCGAGCTGATGAGCAAGATCAGCGTGTTCATGAAGATGGACCCGGAGATCGTACTCGTCAGGGACAGCTCTGAGACAAAGAAGCTCCTCAACGGGTCCCGTATCAAGGCGTTCACTTCCTCGCCGGGTTCCGCACGCGGCTATTCCGACCCGGACATCATCGTCATAGACGAGTCATCGCGTGTTGCAGACGAGTTGTACCTGACCATCAGGCCGATGATGGCGGGGGGCAAGACCGACCTGCTGCTGCTTTCAACCCCTGCCGGGAAAGAGGGGTTCTTCTGTAATACGTGGGAGAGGCCATCGGATACATGGGTGAAGGTATATGTCAGAGCGCAGGATATTTTGCATGAGGTGCTTCCCAATGAGTACCCGGAGTTCGACAGTGAACAATGGATTGAGGATCAGCGTAAACGTGGCGTGAAGGCATATATAAGCCCCAGGCATACGAGGGAGTTCCTTCTCGAGGAGTTCAAGGAGATGAACCGCAATGAGTTCTTCTTCAGGCAGGAGTATTACTGCGAGTTCCTCAACCAGCTGGGTGCCATATTCAACATGGACGATGTTGATGCAGCGTTCAGCGCGGGCATCGGGGAGAAGACGTTCGACTACGACATCCACCTTGACACGGTCAAGATCGATTCATTCTGGAGGAGATGATGCACGACTATTGTTTTACACAGGACCTGGGCAAGATCGGGGATCCCAGCGCGTATGTTCTGACCGAGGCGAGGACGCGTGTGCGCAGCAGGACCGAGGAGATCCGCAGCTTCGGGGACGAGCCGGAGAGTGATGTGATCTACCCGGAGATCATCGTGCGCTGGCTTGAGCGCAAGTTCGTGCCCTACGACGTGGTGATCGACGATGCGCGCACCCGGCTCTCGGACCTCAGGCTCATCGACAACTGCTCGCACCTCATCGACATCACGGGCGTGGGCCAGCCGGTATGGGACATGATGGTGCGCCAAGGCATGAGCCCCATCGGCATCTCCATCACCAGCGGGATGAAAGCGAACCAGGCTGACTACGGCTACACCGTCCCCAAGCTGGAGCTGATCAGCAGCCTGCAACTGGCACTGCGCAACCGCCACCTCAAGTTCGCAGAAGGGCTCGACCAGGCATTGGTTGATCAAATCCGCCACGAGTTCGCCACCTTCGTGCCCAAGCCCAAAACAGGAGGAGGCACCAGCTACGAGGCGTGGAGGGAGAAGGACCATGACGACATCATTCTCGCCCTTGCCATGAACGTGTGGTGGATATACCGAAGCCACGGCATACAGGTGGTGCGCAAACGGATTTTGAGGACGGAAAACGATTACGACCCGCTGCGCTTCGGCCTCTAAGGCGCTATCCTGTCCCGTTTGGTACACGTTAGCACATAGGCCCCGTTGCACGCTCCCCTGCATGGGGCGAAAATCGAGGTATGGATGCAAAAACCCGTGTCGAGAGCCTGATGCTGTTGTGGGCGGACTTGAAGAGCCGAAGAACGCGTCAGGAGCAGCAGTGGAAGGATATAGTCAAGTGGATCGCACCCGAGCGTAACGACGGCCAGTTCTACAAGGACCAGCCGGCATTTCCCACGCTCTACGATGGTACTCCGATGAGTGCGCTCACCACGCTGGCGAACGGCCTGCAGGGCTACATGGCCAACCGCTCCTCCCGTTCCTTCAAGATCGGCATGGAGAGCTCGCTCATGCTGCAGAAGAAGCCCTACGAGGGCCGGCTCCGGCGCTATATGCAGCAACTGGATGATCTATTCTACTGGATGCTCGACCGCTCCAACTTCTATGACGCAATCAACGAGGTTTTCCGCATCGGCGGCAGTATAGCGACCGCCACCCTCTACGTGGACACGGTTCCGGGAGAGGATGAGTTGGTGAACGTGGTTGTGGACCCGTTCGATGTGTGGATCGCCGAAAACGAGGCGAAGAGAATCGACACCGTGTTCCGCAAGGTGTCCCTCCATGCAAAGGATATAGTGAGGCTCTTCGGAGACTCGCTGGATGAGCAGTTCATGTCCGAGGCCAAGGAAAGGCCCTACCAGGAGCACGAGCTGCTGCACTGCGTACTGCCGCGTGACACCCGCGACGTTACCAAGATAGACAACCTGAACAAGAAATATGCATCCTACTGGGTGCTGACCGCACGCAACGTGCTGCTCCGCGAGAGCGGCTACGACGCAATCCCCTACATCACCTGGCGATGGTCAACCCCTCATGGTGGTGTCTATGGCTGGGGACCCGCGCACAACGCGTACAACGATGTGATCCTATCCAACCAAATCTCCAAGACCACGCTGGAAGCCGGGCATGCATCGGTATGGCCCGCCCTCTCGGTCCCGCAGGAGATGATGGGGAAGATGAACCTCAACCCCAAGGGGATGAACCCCTACATTGACCCGTCGAGGCGCGTCTACCCGATCAACCAGGTCGGGCAGTATCCGATAGCCATGGACCGTGAACAGAGGCTGCGCGAGGCCGTGAAGGAGCATTTCTTCGTCGACGTGTTCCTTGCCCTCAACCGCGGTGCGGAGGGTAAGCGTACTGCAACAGAGGTGCTCGAGATGCAGTCGGAGAAGGCTGTACTGCTGGGTTCGATCACCACGCGTGTGGAATCAGAGCTGTTCGACCCGCTGTTCGACCGGTACTTCGAACTTGCATCCGCCCAGGGCTGGCTGCCAACCCCTCCTCCCGAGCTCTACGAGGTGTTGGGAAGAGCAGAGCTGAAAATCGACTACATCGGACCCATGACGCAGGTCATGCATCGGTTCTACGACAAACAATCGATCGATATGCCGCTGCAGCGCATCATCGCCTACTCGCAGGTCTGGCCCGAACTCAGGATGGCCATCGACGGCACGAAACTCGGCAAGCACCTGGTCAACGACTCGACCCTTCCTCAGGACATCATCGCAAGCGACGAGCAGATCAGGGCGCAGATGCAGCAGATGCAGCAGGCCCAGCTCGGGCCCCTGCAGGCCGACGCGGCGCAGAAGAACGCACGGGCGATGAAAGACATGTCCCAGGTGGATCCAGCGCAGCTTGAGGCCCTGGCGGCCCAGATGACGGGAGGAGGAGCATGACGGCACGAGAGTTGAACAACCTGTACCGCAGCACTTTCGCCACCGAGCGCGGACAGATGGTGCTCATGGACATTCTCAACGACTGCGGATTTTTCTCGCTCGAGGATATGACGAACCCCCAGGACATAGCGCGGCTGAATGTGGCGCGCAGGATCCTGGGAAAGATGGGCAGCTGGGAAGCGGTGCATGTGGCGGAGATAACCCGGGCGCACGTAGAGACACGCAACCCACGCGACATGATCAAGAGGCTCTTGGGGCTTCCGATCATGCGCGATAAAGGAGACGAGTGATGCTGATCAAATCATGGGAACCCCTGCTCCTGATGGAACAGGAGGGCGCAGCGGGCGGAGAGACGCTGCTCGGAGGCGAACAACCTGCAGTGCAGGAAGGGGCCGCCGGGACGCAGACCAACGATCCGCAAGGGCAGAACAACCCCGATGCGGGGAAGGGACAGCTTCCTGGATGGATCTCGGGCCTCGAGGCCGAGCTGCGGAACAATCCGCTGATCACAGCGCACCAGAAGCCTTCGAGCTTCGTGAAGGAGGCGCTGCAGTGGAAAGAGAAGGCGGACAAGGCGATCGTACGACCCGCAGAGGGTGCCACGCCTGAAGAGGTGGCGGCATATCAAAAGGCTATGGGAATCCCGGCAAAGCCCGAGGATTACGAGCTGGACACGAAGGGTTTCTCCGACGAGTTCGCAAAGGCGCAGCGCGAGTTGTACCACAAGAGCGGCGTAACCGCCGAGCAGGCGAAGGCGTTGTGGGAGGCCACCAAGAAGCAGGTCGAGACGGGTGCGGAAACACTTCGGCGTGTGAACATGCAGGAGCGGCAGAAGGCTGAGGCGGATCTGAAGGCTGAATACGGTGACGCGTTCACCCAGGTCGTGCAGTCCGCCAGGCAGGCCCTCGCGCGGTTCGCAACCCCGGAGCTGAGAACGTACCTCGAGCAGACGGGCATGGGCAACAACGCCCATCTGATCCGCATGCTCGCACGCATCTCCGACTCGATCGGGGGCGACAGCCTGCTCAGAGGCGTGGACGGCAAGAAATCCGAGGTGCCCGAGGCACAGCGGCGTTTCCCCAACAGCCCTGAAATGTACAGGTAAAGGAAACAAAAATGGCAACATTGACACCCGGCGCATTGACGCTGGCTGAACAGATGAAGCAGATCGGGCCCGGCGGGAACCTCCTTGAGGTGGTCAACGTCCTGGCACAGTACAACGAACTCGATATCGATGCGCCGTACGTCATGGCGAACGACCGGTTCACCGACGTATCGAGCAAGGTCATCTCGCTGCCGAGCGTCGGCAACCGCAGGATCAACCGCGGCGCGGCCGGGGGCGTGGGGAAGACCGAACAGCACCGCGAGTTCATCGAGATCATGGAGGCTCGCCCCTACATCGACACCCTGCTGCTCGACAGCGAACCCGACGGTGGGACCCAGGCGCGCCTGAACCAGATCGGGCTCTTTGTAGAGGCCATGGCACAGGCGAAGGCCGAGCACTTGATGTACGGAGATCACAGTAAGGACGGAGAGGTGATCAACGGATTCCTCACCAGGACCAGTGACTCCTCCCAGGCGAACGTCACCAAGATGGGTGGTGCAAACAGTGCGACCGCTTCCCTGCTCCTCGTGGAGTGGGATCCCAAGCGCTGCGCCCTCGTCTATCCGAAGGCCGTGCCCAACGGGAACGCAGGCAACCGCCTGGTCCATCAGGCGCTGGGCGTGAGCGAGTACGACAACGGGCGGCAGGTGATCACCGACGACGACGACAACCGGTTCGACGCCCTTGAGAGCGTGATCCGCGTCGCATTCGGCATCAAGCTGCTGGACGACCGCAACATCCACCGCCTGGTGAACATCGAGAGCTCGGGATCCTCGAACACCCTGTTCGACACCGACAAGATCAACGAGTTGGTGCGCGCCATCAACAAGCTGACGAGCAAGGGACGCAATGCGGTGATCTACTGCAATGCCGACATCAAGAGCCAGTTCGACATCTACGCTCTGGAGCACCTTCTGGGATGCACCGTGAGCAATGACACCTTCGGACAGCCCGTGACGATGTTCAGAAACATCCCGATCAGACTCGTCGAGGCCATGACCTCGACCGAGACGGCAATCGCCTAAGGAGGGTGATATGGCACAGAAAGCATTAATGGCGTACGACCAGCTGGACATCCTGACCTTCGTACAGACCACCGGAAATGCGATCGTCGAGGCCTTCGATGCGGAGGTCGACGACATTGCATCCACCACGGGCGTGAACACGAACGTGCTCGACCTTGGTTCGGCGAACCCGAACTACCAGGGCCAGAGCGTGTACATCGTTCCCCGCCCGGATGCGAAGGGTACGACCATCGACGGGACCGGCGATCCGAAGCTCGTCGCAACGCTGCTCAGCGGCGCTGCGGACAATGCAGTGAACGTGAGGCATGCGATCGCATACCAGGCGAGCCAGCTCGAGAACCTCGAGATCCCGCTCCCCGAGGGTGTGGGGCGCTACATCATGGTCAACATCCTGTCCAACGGCGGCGGGGCATCCAACGCCATCAACAAGGGCGCGGTGCAGGTGTTCATCGGACCTTCCGGGAAGAAGGGTTGATGGTCTCGTAAGTAATCAAGGCAGGGGGACAACACCCCTGCCCTCTTGCAAGGAAAGGCCATGACGCATAGGCAGATCATAAACAGGGCATTGCTGGCAATCGGCAGCTCACCGGTTACCGGATTAGTGGGAACCACGGATCCGATCCACATCGCAGTGAGTGCAGCATATGAGCCTGCATGGCGCGAGGTGCTGGAAAGCAATGCATGGAGCGACCTGCTGGCCCTCTCCTCCATCGATGCGGACACCGACGATGACGATGTGCTCATCGAGGATGCTGACGGGCTCCACCGGTTCACAATCCCCTCTGACTGCGTGCAGGTGGTAACCATCAAGAACGATGCGGGGGAATTAGACCGCTCCGCCGTCAAGCGCGGCTCCTACATCTGGTCCGATCAGGAAACGATCAGACTCACCTATCTGTCGGGCGACGGTCTGGTCCCGGTGGACATGAGCGTAATCGACACCAACCTCGAGCCTCCACACCCTTCGATGATCATCGACGCGGTGGCATACAGGCTTGCCGCACACATCGCATTCAGTCTCACGCAGAACACGACGCTGCAGTCCAGCATGGACGCACGCTATTACAACGCGCTCTCCATCGCCAAGGCGAACGACATGCGACCATCGGGCGGAGAGGATTTCTGGGGACATAGGACAACTGACGACGAACTGTAAGGGGGAATCATGGCATTCGTAGACTTCAACCGCGGGGAACTCTCGCCGAACATGCGGTACCGCAGCGACCTTGCCGCCCAGCACCGCGGAGTGGAACGGATGGAAAACATGCTTCCCACCCCCAGGGGAGGCCTTGTGCGAAGGCCCGGAAGCCAGGTGCTCGAACTGCTGCCCCCCAGCGAGCAGGCGCCTGCAGTTCGAATCTTTTCATTGGGGAGTACTGGGCTCGACTATGATATCGTAGCCCCGGGAACTGATACTACTGTAGAAATTGGCGATGCAATCTATGACACAGAGTTCCGCACCCATAACATTCCTAAAAATGTGGAGATGGAAATCCTTCTTTCTTTCACTGAATACGGTGATGCAGATGATATTGTGGCGTACTGGATAAATACACCAAATGGTGTTCCAGCATTCTATCAGCGCATCTGGAGCTACTCATCGTCGCTGTTCTCTTTCCCGTCTATAGATTTCAACGACACACGTGATGTGCGGATTACGCAGGTTCAGAATAACGTATATATCATAGCGCGCACTCATATCTACAGGCTTTTCTGGGAACGTGACAAGTCGGTGCCTGCATGGAGTAATATCCGTGCCTATAACGAGCGTGACGTTGTAAGCCTTGCTGTAGGGGATAAGACTTATTATTTCGAATGCAAGGAAGCTAATACCGCTAACAACCCATCATCTGCTACTGGGCCTCTATTTTGGCGGGTTGTGTATATGCCGTCATTGTCATGGGAAATCGTATCTCCACGAGTAGGCCATGAGTTGCTTACAGGCATAGGCACAGATGAGGATATGTATAGATGGCTGCCCAATGCTACATGGGCGAGCGACACTAGGTACTATAAGGGAGACGTAGTAATTGTCAGTGCAAATGCCTATGAGTGCATAGGGGAACACACTACAGGAACTGTGGGATCCTACAAGCCGACTGGCGACGCTCAGGCATGGGATGCATACTGGACCCTGCTGGGTGCAGACCCAGACCCGGAATCCATTACCGAATTACAGAAAATATACCAAAGGTCATCCTATGCATTCCGCGAGGAGACGGTGCCACGAGAGATGGTGGTTCATCACAATCGTCTCATTTTTGCAAGCTCATCGATACGACCCTCTACAATCCATGGCAGCGAGGTGTACCACTACATGGATTTCGGTGCAGGCATCAATGACGATGAACCATGGATTGTAACATTAAGCGGAGATTTGGTGGGAAGGATACTATGGATGACGGTGACCGATCAGTTGTACATCGGGACATCTGGTGGTATCTATGCAGTATCGGGGGTAATCACTCCTACAGCATTCCAGCTGCGCAAGGTCACGAGTCATGCTACAAGCGAGATCCATGCAGTGGCTGCTGCAGGGTCCGTGATATTCTTTCACAAGGATAAGAAGACCTTGCGTGAAATTGAGTATGCGGACCAGGCTGAGAACTACCGTGCGTTTGATCTTACTGTGTACAGCAACCACTTGTTCGAAACCTACAAGGCCATCAAGTTGGTGGTTGTCAATGACCCGATGATCATCATATGGATTTTACGCGAGGATGGAACGCTCGTATCTCTATCTTACGAGAAGACTGTCGACATGTATGCATTCGCTAGACACCAGTTGCATGGACAGCTATGGGATATAGTCGCAGGCAAGAACGGAGAATTGTACGGGGTATTGGAGCTTCCGAACAGTGGTGTAAGGCAACTTCTAAGAATAGGCCCCACGAAGCTTATAGGGGATGAGGATGAAACATCAACCATTGTGTCTGATCTCAAGCTAGATGGGTTGGTATCCATGGTGAATCTCGATAACTCGAACCTGTTCGCAACCCAGGTAGTGAACGACTCAATGCGCGCATGGTTCGAGGACAACGGGATCACTTCGATCGAAGACATGTTCGACTGGGAGCTCGCAATCGATGCATCCGATGCAGGTTTGGAGGGTCTCATCGAGGAGTGCGGGCTCAACTACCTGGACGAGATCCCATTACTCGACCTGTCGGGAAACTTGCTGTCTGGATCAGTACCATCGAATATGGCCAACCTTATGAGCAACACCGCAGGCGGTTCTGCAACGCTCAACCTGTCACGCAACCCTCTTTCCATATGGGACATCGAGGAGGTACCGCCGACTTGGACAAGCATTGATTTGAGTGATACTTCCTTTTCACCCGGACAATGCACGCTGATCGTGGATTCGATCCTTGCAAGCCTTGCCACAGCCCCGAGGGTAGGCACCCTCAATCTTACAGGACTGGGCCTGCTGGGTGCGAATGACGCCCTGCCAGGCCTTGTAACACTCAAGGCTGCAGGGTGGACTGTGCTCATTGACAACGCCGAAGGATGGGAGGATGAGTACGTCATGTTCAATGGGAACGGGAATGAATCAGGAGCTGCTCCTGATCCCATTCCATGTATGTACATGGGGTCTGTCACACTGCCTGGAAAAGGATCTCTCGCCAAGACCGACTTCGAGTTCTTCGGTTGGGCGGAGGCTGCTGATGCACAGGCGGCAACACACAGCCCAGGTAATACCTACATCAAGGATGTGGAGGAAGACAAGATCTTTTACGCGGTGTGGGTTCCCGACAACGGTGTTGCATATAATGCGAACGGAGGAGCCGGTACGGTCCCCGTTGAACCCGAGACATACAATCCGGGAGACACGGTAACCATACGAGCAAGCTCGCTTTCCAGATACGGCTACACGTTTAACGGGTGGACGATGGATGCGGCTGGTACGGGTACAATCTACAATGCTGGGGACACGTTCTTGATGGGATCGAGCGCGGTAACCCTCTACGCAAAATGGACGATCAACCAGTACACGCTTACATTCAACGCAAACGGCGCCCAGTATGGGTCTGCTCCCTCGGCGAGGACGCAGAACTACAATACCACCTACACGATACCGGCTAACCCTTCAGCCTTGCACCGGTATGTGAGCACCGCACACACGAACGACGATGGGACCACCGGTTACCACAACGAGTTCAAGCGGTTCCGCCGGTGGAACACTGCTGCGGATGGGACGGGTACTCCGTACAACACGGGGGCAACATTCACGTACCCCGGCTACAATGTGACGCTCTACGCCGAATATATCGACTACTCGGTTGGTGATATAAATGCCTGGGGGGATAAGATATTCAAGGTATTCGATACGTATGCGAAACGTACTTATTTCAGCAGATCGTCCGAGGCCGACCTCCATTGGATACGGTATCTCTCCCCAAAGATCGTGTCACCTCCGGGTGATGTTACAGGAACCCCCACCAAAAAAGAATATTCATCGGGAGTCGACACATTTCACTTGTTCAATGAGGAGTACCTGCGGGAGATGCTCACCGGCGGTGTGATAACCGGGTTCGCAAGCTCCGAGTATTGGGTGGGCAAAGTGGATATCAGATATGTCGATTTCCTGGTGTGGAAGACGTACTACTTCTACATGAATTTGAGCGGCACGGTGGCGGAGACTACGAACACTAACCTTGTCAAGGGATACATTGAGGGGAGGGCATTCTAGTGGCAGTTGTAGAGGTAAAGGCAAGAGGGGTATACGGCGAGCCGAACATCTATGAAGGAGAAACTGTTGTTGTTGTTTATTACTCAACTGAGGCTGGATGGTCGTATGCAGAAGGAATCGTCCAGAATGGCGTCGTTGAAATACCAGGTATAGGCCCTTTGACCAATGCACGCTACTACGTAGGTCTCAAGTACGACAGCCTGGTGAAAACCTTCCCTCTCAGCCAGGGTGGAGTGGTAAGCAAGCGGTCGCGTGTGAGTCGGGTGGACCTGTACATGGCATCCCCCTGCACCGATCTCTCGGTCGAGGTGGGGAACGAACATAGCTCGGATGTCCAGCAGGTATCGTTTCCCGATGGCTTCATCACGGGCAAGCGCGAGATCAACGTCAGTACCACCTTCGGGGATGAGCCGTATCTGCAGATCAAGGCCTCGGGCATGGATGAGTGCGAACTGCTCGCACTCGATGTGGTGTACAAACAATATGAGGGGTAAGTCATGGATTTCATAACACCGACATTGTTGTTGCTCTCTGCAGGTGCAAATATCTGGGGTTCGATTTCCCAAGCAAAGTCAGAGCGCAGGCAGGCGAGGACGAACCAGGCGCGTGCCGAGGTCGCAGGCACATGGAACGACCAGAAACTTGCGTGGGACAAGCAGCAGATGGACTGGCAGCAGGATCAGATCGACTGGGCCAACGAGCAGATCGGCGACCAGCAGGAGGACCTTGGCAGGCAGGCTGAGCGCGATGATGCAACCCTGCTCACCCAGAGCGCCGCAGCCGGCATCATGGGACCGATGGTGGACCAAGCCCGGGGCTATACCGCAGGCGAGTACAACCGGGCGATCAGCCGACTGCAGGAGCAGATAGGGCGCAACGAGACGCAGAAGGGCTGGATCGATACACAGAAGGGCTGGGCTGATACACAGGGACAGTGGGCGGACATCCAGCAGCAGTGGGGCATCGACGACTACCAGTCGCTGATCGACCAGAGCTACGTCAACCAGGCATTCAACATCGGGACTACCTTATTGGGCACCGGTGCCAACATCTACGGCTGGGGGGCGAATGAGAACTTGTGGGGGTCGGGTATGCCCGACAATGCAGGCAATGTAATCCAGCCGTATTTCAAACAGCCGAAAACAACGCGCGGCAGCCTATGGAGCTGGAATAAGGGGTTCGCAACATGAAATTGAACTATGGACCGGGACTGCAGCAGCTTGGGCAGACGATAGGCAGCATCGCACAACTCTCCAGTGATCAGGCGCAGAGAAAGTTCCAAGTATCGCAGATAGCCGACGAGAATCTCTACGGGGCGAATGCACGCAGCGCTCAGATCAAGGTGCAGGAATATATGCGTGAATTGTTGCAGGATGCCAGCACAAAATTCTACAGCGAGGGATTCGACCTCGATGCAGCGGGCGATGAGCTCAGCTCCAAAGTCTACGAGTTCTACGAGCAGAATGCATCCCAGTGGCTGAAGAGCGACCGCTACAAGGAACGGTTCACCAGCGAGGTGCTGGACCAGCTGGTGGCCGACATGCGCACGGGCGTCGATGAGACAGCCTTCCAGGTAAAGAACCAGCTCGCCGCTGAATCTGCCTCGAACACCATCGACGAGGCACTCTCCATGCTCGGCAAGGGAGCGGATGCGAACGGCGTGTACGAGATCATGATGGACAGTCTGGCTACGATACACAGCGCCCAGCCGATGGCGAGGACCCAGTACGAGAAGAAGTTGGGTGAGCTCAACGGTGCGTTCAACGACGCATACACAAGGACCCAGATTGCAAAGGCGGTCAACAGTGGGTTGTTCACAGGGGAGGATATCCTCAAGATTGTGGACGCTGTGCAGGATCCCTCGACAATCGACAAGGGCACCGGCTGGGGGGCGGTTGCAGCATCGATAGCGGGTACGCTCAAGCGCAAGGACGACCCGACCAATCCGGGAACACAGCTCAAGCCCTTCACGGATGCGGAGTCTGAAGTGATACGCGACTATGCGAAGAGCCTTCTTGGGGTACGCGAGAGTGAGCTCTCGTCGGTTGTCAGCGAGCATCAGGACACGATGGTGCAGCACTTCGACAAGATGAAGGAAGAGAACCCTGATTCATTTACCCTGGCTGCGGTTGAGGATTACATCAAGACAGACCGGGTGTTGGCGCAGAACAAGGACGGGGCGGCTTATACGGCGATCAAAAATATGCGCGATCAGGCGAAGGCCAACCAGGACTTCCTCTCAATCAGGCGCATGCAGTTCACCATTGCTGATCAGGATCAGTCGGCCATGCTCGCGCCCGCAACGGATGCCGCTGCAAAGGTGTCGGTAAACGGCACCGAATACGGCCTGTGGTCGGAGATGGAGGGAACACTGCGTGAGGATTTCCGCAAGCAGGCGCGTCCCAAGTTCTTCAGCGAGACAAGCTATCAGCAGGCCGAGGACCTGTATGTGTCATCGGTAGCAACCCAGTACAACCAAAAGATCATGGAAGGGCTGTTCTCCGAGTACGACGGGATGATTGCAGACGGGCAGAAGGGTGTCACGAACGAGGAACTGGCTTCCGATACCCGGTTCGACCTGTTGGGGCCAGAGATCGGGCAGATGGCGCGCGAGGCGGTGTACGACCAGTTCACCCGCAACGGGCTGACCGTGGAAGCGAGGCAGGCGGCGACCTACGCAACCCTGCGTTCCACTGCCATGAATCAATATATGAGTGCAGAGAAGCGCAAAGCTGAGATCGGGCGCAACCGCGCAAACCTCAGTGACAAGCAGTTCTCCGATCTGGAGAAGCTTGTTGGTGATACACAGACCTTCTCCGCATACGAGATGTATACCAAGCAGATCGACTTGTTCGCAGACGAACTGGTACGTAGCATGTTCGAGGTGAAAGAGGATGCTAAGTTCAACTTCCAGCAACAGCAGAAATATGACACGATAAGAGGCCAGCTGCAAAAGGCGTTCGACGACACCATGCTCGAACACCCGGAGGATATGACTGATGAGCTTGCCAAGCAATGGATGACCAGCAACCTGGACATAGGTAATGCAAGCTTGATGCGGTTCCTTCAATACGGCATCGGAGACGAGTCGGAATGGAGGGGTAAGACCGGCCAAGATGCCCTCGCCATGTTCCAGACGGGACGTGTCGACAAGGATCTCATGCCTGAGGCCTACAGCATGCTCGCCTTCTACACCGACAGCCTCACCAAGGGTTTGGGAATCGAGCCGTCGGAGACAGCCATGATAGCAACCAACCGAGGTATCGTCTACTCGGTGAAGGCGGACAGGATCCCCGCGCTGGCAGAAGCATACGGGAATGAGGCCTCTGATGTCGACGTAACCCTCCGATGGACCATCGATGAGAAAGGAAACCCGTCTGCACTCTACGGGGTGCCTCTTGCAGATGAGGACGGGTCTCCGATGACCGACGAGCAGGGCCTGCAGGTTTGGCAGTACTTCTATCTGCCGGAGGCGAAACCTAATCCACAGATAGACAACCCAATCGCGAAGGGTGAGGTCAGTACTGTTGCCATGCAGATGGCTGGCTCCGGGGGGATAGGCCCGACTTATCAGCAGCTTACAAGTGAAGAGGCGAAGCAGCGCACCAACACAGAGAAGGAACGCATCGACTACTACACAAAACCCAGACAACAGCCTGTCGTTGATCAACCAAGCATACAGCAGTCTGCCGTGAAACCGGATGACGACCCTATCATCTCCGCCATGAAGGAAGGCGACAGGAACATTCTCTATACCACGGTAAAGAACCTGGTTGCTACCAATAAGACGGGGATGAGCATCAACAGCTTCCTGTTGAAGGACCTCAAGTCACGGGGCATCAAGCAGGAACACGTTGACGCTATGTTTAAAAAAATCCTGAACGAAAAAAGGAATTAGCCAATGATCGAGAAGATCCCGAACGCCATCAATGCCGGCACCGCATCAGACCCGTACAAGAACGCGACTGTGCGTACAATAGCGAAACCCGATGCCCAGCCTGTCCTGCAGATTCCTGCTCTCCCCAACGTGGTGAAAGCCACACACGAGCAGTATCAGGGTATAGCATCCTCGGATACCGGTTTCCTGCGCAGTGCATCCCTCAAGTACCAGCGCCTATTGGGAGAGACACAGCAGACCGAGCAGGATGTGGCGCGTCTTGATTACGCAATCTGGATGAGTGATCGCGCAGGCGTGTCGGTCGATCATGCGTTCCACCATGCAGAGGATGTTCAGAAGCGGCTCTTCGACTACGCGGATAATATCAGCGTCTATGACGGTTGGAAATATTTCAACGAGTACATGAAGAAAACCAACTTCGAGGAGAAGGTGCTGGATAAAATTGACGCCCGATTCGAAGGGCTCTACAACTCCAACCTCAGCTCAGAGGAGAAGGAAGCGGGGTACGAGGAGTTGAGACAGGAATACCTGAAGGCTATGGGTGAGTTCCCCTCATTCAAGCACGCGGAAAGCTGGGTTCCCACGAGCTGGCTCGAGGGTGTGGCCTCCACGGTCCCATATATGACGAAGATTGCAACGGCTGCTGCTGCAGGTGCCGCGGTCATGGGACTCGGTGCGATGGCCCTCGGTTCATTCGGAACCCTCTCCCCTATAGCACTTGCCGCCACGCCAATGCTTGCGGCTACTGCGAAGTTTGCCACCTTCGGAGCTGCCGCCGGTGGGTATGCAATGAGCAAGCAGTTGATCCAGAACCAGCATACGATTTCCCGCCTCATGTGGGAGGACGAGCAAGGCAACCACCTCGATCCGAGGGTTGTCTACTGGTCGCGCCATCTTTCCTCAGCACTCAGTGCAGGGACCGAGATGTGGGCCGCTTCAGCTGTGCTGGGTGGCATCGGTAAGCTCTTGTTCGGCAACACACTGGAAAGTGTTATATCCACATCCTTGTGGAAACGCGCCATGCAGGGGGGGCTGCTCTACGCCAAGGGCGTTGGCGTTGAATCCTTCGAGGAGGGCCTGCAGAAGGTAACCGAGGATGTTACAGACAACCTGGCAAAGTGGGTCGACTCCAAGCTGCATGGTACGAACTGGGACTACGTGGGATTCAAGGACATCCTGAAGAACGCTGCAGGTGATTTCCTGCAGTCGGTACCCACCATGATGACGCTGGGTCTCATTCCGTTCGCAGGTTCCACCGCCGTCTCAATGGCCACGGCCAAGGGCGATGCAAGGGCCGATGCAAGGGTATACTTCGACACAGAGAGCGGCGAAACCGTATCAGCGTGGAATATCCACAACCCGGTATCAGAATACGACAAGGATGCGGTCGGAAAGCGCATCGACGCTGCAGCCAAGGGCCGCCAGAAGCTCGCTCCCATCAAGGTGGTACCTGCGGGCCAGTCGCGCGACGGAATGCAGCAGTACCGCGTTGTCGAGGGAATGGACACCTATCAGGCACTCTTCGAACGCGGCGTGCAGAACATGCAGGTCGAGGTAAAGCAGAGAAGCGATTACACCCAGCAGCTGGGAGAGGAAAACTATGCCGCATTCGGTGATCAGGTGAACACCCTGGCATCTGCCGTAGGCGGGCGTGTGGATATCCAAGGCGGGCGGGCCTACATCATCACAGACGATGCCCAGAAGGCGTTCCTGAAACGGCCGGAGAGCACCCTCGCATTCGAGGACAATACTTCCATTCCCGGCACCTCCGGGCGTTACAGCGTCGACCTTGAGCTCGATGTCGCAGGCCAGTCCGGCAAGGTGATTGCAGGTTCCGAGGGAACATGGGCAGCCGACCGGCTGGTAGGGAGTGCCGTGGATTCGGCGATCAACGAGCTCGAGGCACAGGACGTGAACACCAAAGCCATGCGCAGCGTCATGTCTGCGATCTACCGCGAGACGCGGGCGATGGATGCCGCCCAGGCTGCAGATCATATCACCAAGGCGAGCCCCCGGCTCATGCGCCAGCTCGACAAGCTCACACCTGAACAGCAGGAACTTCCTTCCGTGCAACAGCTTCGCACGGTTCTCTCCTCACCCTTCGATGCCTCAACGCTTGCCAGCACCGAGGCCGTCGCTTCTGCAGAGGCTACGAAGAAGCCCCCCTACGAGATGACCCCAGAGGAGTTTGCAGAGGCCGCACAGAAGGAAGGAGGCGTCGAGGAGCTCATCGCAGAGCGCAGGCTCAAGGCAAAGCAGGAGAATGCACAGCAGGACTGGGAGAAGGCCGCTGACGCCCCGGTATCAGACAAGGCCGAGAGGCATGCAGAAGCCATGCAGAAGGTCGTGGATGCAATCGATGCGAAGGTGGGAACCAAGACACAGGTGGTGGCACTCTCTTCAGATCTCCCCGCAGTGGTGAAGACTGCAGCCGTCGAACTCGGGCTCGGCCCCAAGGATATCAAGGCCGCATATCATAACGGCTCGGTTTTCATAGTTGCAGAATCCTCCACCGCTGACTCGATCGAGGCCACCTTTGCACACGAATGGGTGGCCCACCGCGGACTCAGGGTGCTCCTTGGCAACGAGTATAAGACAGCACTCACTACTCTGTACGACCGTATCGGGGAGAAGAGGATCAGATCCGTTATCCCGGCTTCGGTGCAGGGCAAGAGCAAGGCATACCAGGTCGACGAGTACCTAGCCATCAAGGCCGGGCAGCTGCAGAAAGGAGGGACCATCGAGTCTGTGGAGATGGGGTTCCTCGAACGTGCCATGGATGCCGTACGCAGAGTATTGAGGAAGCTTGGTTTCAAGGTCCGCATGACCGACCTCGAGGTAAGGCGACTGCTCGCCGATGCCAATGCAGCGCTTGGCGAGTCGGTGACCGACGTGGACGGCAAGACGACTGAGACTGAAGAGGCCCCGCCGGTCGAGGAAACCGAGGACGTGCAGTTCGAGGTGGCAGAGGATTATCAGCCAAAGAAGACAGGAAAAGGGTTCAAGCTCTTCGACATGGTCGACGGAAAACTTTATCCACTGTTCATCGGATCCAAAATTCCAACCCCTGTCGGCGTGTGGCTCAAGGCTGAGAACCGGCCAACCAAGGGATTCGCGAGAAGGCCTGGCTGGCACATTGGGTCCACCACTCCCGATGCACCGTGGCTCAAGGGCGACGATGGGACCGATGCAGGAACCTACCGCTCCAAGCGTGCGGGAGGCACCCGCGTATGGGCAGAGGTCGAGTATCCGATGGACGTTGACTACCAGCCGCAGGCGGATATGGCACCGACCAGGGACCTGCCGGATACCATCCCTGAGGATGGGTACTACCTGTTCAAGGAGGGGAGCCGCGGTACGTGGGTTGTGTCCGGTGCGCTGAAGGTGAATAGGATCCTGTCCGATCAGGAGGTTGCGGGTATTCTAGAGGAGCAGGGATACGACCCGACTGCAGCATTCGAGCCGTACAGAAAGGCGATCATTAAACGCAGGGATACGATTGCAAGGAAGAAGATAGACGACATCCGCTTCGAGCAGGACCTGTCGCGTGCCGAGTACTCCGAGGTTTATGACAGATATTACAATACCGACCAATGGATGAAAGCACCCAACGGCAAGCCTACCAACCTCACTGAGAAACAGTGGGTGCAGGTTCGTACACCTGCTTTCATAGAGTGGTTCGGCGACTGGATGAATGATCCAGAGAACGCATCGAAGGTCGTGGACGAGAACGGGGAACCGAAGGTTTTGTACCACGGGTCCCGGAATGTGTTCGACGTGTTCTCGAAGCAACGATCATCATATGGATATTTCTTTACACCGGACAAAGAGACGGCGGTGTTCTACGGGGACAACCTGTACGCTGTCTATCTGAGGTCCAGCAACCCGGCAAACTTGAATGATTATAAAACGAGGAAGGCAGTGCTGAAGTATGCATTTGGTGATAAATATGACCCTGCAGCTTTGGGGGGATACCTGGAGAGCAGATACTATGATCACAATGAATTCGGCGTACTTGGCGACCTTTGGGAGCTTGATAGCGCAGAAGAGCAGGACGCGGTGATCGACAGGGTGGTCGGAGAGCTTGAAGGCGCTGAGGACTACGACCAAATCATAGAGGACGTTGCATTGTTCAGGGAAGGAATTTCGGAAACAGGAGTTGATGCAAACAGGTCCTATGGATCGCAAGACTTCTACCTCAACTACCAGGACGACGTGCTGCGTTCGGCCGAGGACATGGGTTATGACGGTGTATCGATGACTGACCCGTCCTCCACAGGGCGATCTGAATCATATGTAGTCTATAAACCCACCCAAATCAAATCCGCAACCGACAACATCGGAACATTCGACGGGGAGAACCCGAACATCCGCTTCGAGCAGGTGTATATGGCGGAAGACCAGGACACACGGTTCGAAACGTTGTCCACCCGCCTGCCGTCGGCCAAAGGAATCGGGATCTACCCGCTCAATGAACTGAAGGTGCTTGGGTATGATGTGCTGTTGTCTGACCTCCCCACACTCGAAAAGAATTTGAAGCAGATGTACAAGACGGTGAATATGAGAGAACCGGATTCCGGCATGTCTCCAAAGGAACAGGTAGAGTCGATCATCGATCACATTGTGAACAACCTGCTATTCCTCCATGACCATATGGATGCCGCACAAAGGATGCGTGCGAAATTATGGTATGTGGGGGCGCGCAAGACCGTTGAGGCGTGGGCCAGAAGATATGGAATCAGCGAGATGCAGGGTGCTGCACTCATTGCAGTACTGTCTCCACAGAATGGATGGTTCACGAACGTCACACAGGCCGAGCGCATCGCAGACATGATATTTGGAATGCGTGACTACCGGTGGGACGAGGCTATGACGAGCGAAGCTGAAAAGCTTATTGCAATGACTAAAAAAAATGCAGAAAAATCGATAGCCAAGAAGATACTGTTGCTGGAGAGCGACGACGAGAAAGTCATAAGGAAGGCTACTCGTGAAATCGAGAAAGCCAAAACAGACTTCATCTATTACGAGAATACGATGCGTGCTGCATTCGGTCATACGCTCGGTGAGTTGCTCAAGACTCCTGATATAGCAGCGCGCTACATCCGCATCTATGACCAGGTGCATAATGACCGCTCATATCGCATCATATCCCCGGAAGGCGGGGTTCTGGAGTATGTAACAACCGACAAGGGTGAAAACGCAACCGCCGCATGGAAGGGATTCGACACCATCGCAAAGGGTGTATCCATCCTGATGGATGGCCGGACTGAGAACGTCTACTACCAGATCGGGCAGCAGCACAAGGTGAGGAACTTCTACAACAACATCTTCGACCCGTTCAGCAAGGATGGATTCACGACTATTGACACCCATGCAGTGGCGGCTGCACTTCTAAGACCGCTCTCCTCCTCGGACGTAGAGGTGAACCAAGCGTTCGGCAATGCCGGAGCTTCTTCTTCGAGCAATACCGGCCTGAATGGGACATACCCTATCTACTTGGAAGCGTATAAGAGAGCGGCAGAGCAAAGGGGGCTTCTCCCACGCGAGATGCAGTCGATTACATGGGAGGCTGTGAGAGGTTTGTTTGAGACATCCCAGAAATCCGGCCTTAAAAAGGATGCGGACAAAATCTGGAAACGCTACAAGGCTGGGGAGATTACCCAGGCTCAGGCACAGGCAGAAATCATCGAGCTTTCCGGTGACATCACCGCCCCGAGCTGGGCCGCATCGGAGTATACGGACACCATCCAGAGAACGTATAGCGGGCCTCCCCAGCAAGCAATTGATGCAAGGGGGGATATCGGAAGATCAAAGCCAAAAGGGAAGCTGGCACTTGAAGTTGCCCCAGACCCAAACAATAAGGAACTCACAGCTGAATGGAACAGCTTGGCATACAATGACAAGGCTGAAATAACAAGCACCATAATAGAGAAGATCATCCCTGAGGCCTTGAAGGAACTCGGGGTCGGGGGCGAGACCATATCCATGATCGGTGGATACGAGGGAGCAACAAACCCATCCATAGGGTTGGTGCTAGAACGCGAGGGATTGCTCTTGTCTGCTGCGAAGTTGTTGGGCTACGCTTTGTCGCAGGACAGCATGGCAATCATATCCGATAAAGAGGTTTTGGGCACTTCACCGGTTGATGCGGTGGTGATAACACTGCCTGAGGGCTATGGAGCTACAGAGATCGAGGCACTCTACAAGAGGATCTACGAGCTTAAGGACAATGGATCCCATCTGGCAGACGGGCATACCACTGCAAATGGATTTATGACGATTCTGAACTTCTCAGGTATGGACATTCAAGAGTTTACAAGGTTAATATATAAGCATCTCAATGGTGAGTTCGAGACTCGTTGGGTCGGGCTGTTCTCAGCCTTGATTGAAAAGGAGGAGTATCAAGATGTTCCCGGAACCGACAAAACTAGAAGAGCTGCCGGATGGGCACCCGTTCAAGGGCGGAGCAATCGTCTTCGGGATGAAGCTTCCTTCCTCCTCCGGCAAGAAATCAGCAGACGAAAAAACAGAGTCCAAGGAAGATCAGAAGAGGGATCCCAAGGAACAGAAGATCTAAGTACTACCCGGTTCGAACTCTCCGAATCGGGTGCAGCTGCTGGACTTGATGGCAGCGAAACCAAACCCAGACCAATATCAGAAAAATACATGCAACGCCACCGCACCCAGGTGCAGGCGGCGATGAAGCGCGGCCTCACCGTCCCCGACCGCGTGCTCGAGGCATATGCCGGGGAAGAATGGGCGGACAAGGAGCTGGCTGATCGCAAGTTGATCAGGAGCTTCTCCTGGATCCTGCCATTGGCCAAGGACATCAACTCCCCGGAGGAACTCAAGGCCCTGGTCGAGGAGGAACTCGGCAAGCAGGGGTTCGACGTGCTGCAGGAGAAGACCCCGGAGGACCTCGAGTTCTACCAGAAGCTGCTGGACCTGGCATCCCCCATGACCAAGTCGGCGTACGTCGACCAGTTCATGGACGTCGTCAACAGCGACCGCAACCTGCGCTCGATGATTCAGGACATCGCAGAGGCAAGGGAGAACTGGCAAGGACTCGGCCTGCCGCGTTTCATCTGGGGGTTGGCATCGAAGGTCGAGAACGGTAGCCAGCTCACCGACGCAGACCTCGACATGATCAGATCCTACACCGTGCGCAACCGCGAGAAGATGGCGACCGCCTACTACGGATCAAGAGGTGACATGGCCGCGCTCTCCGTCATGGGATCGGAGGAGGTCCTGTACGGTGACGAGGAGCCCGAGCGGCGCGCTGTCAACGCGGCACTGATCAAGGATCCCGAGGTTCTGCGCCAGATGCTCGACGGGACCATCACCTACGGCCGGCTCGTCGAGTACGAGGAGCAGCTCCAGCAGGAAATGACCCTGCTCGAGGGAGAGAACGACGACCTGCAGGCGGAAATCGACGCACTGAACCGTGAAATCCTCGAACGCTCCGCAGAGAAGGCACAGGCTCTCAAGGACCAGAAGGCGGCAGACCGTGAAATGCTGGAGTCAGCCCTCAAGGAGGAAACCCAGAGGCGGAGGGCCGAACTCTCTGAATTGCGCAACGCCTACAAGGAGAAAATGGCGTCCGCCCTCAAAGAGCTCCGCGATAAGCAGAAGGAGCGCGACGAGGTGAGGATGGCGAGGGAATTCGTCGAGCGGGTTGCCGCACGTATGCGCAGACCTGTTCCGCCGCAGACCACCAGCTATACGGTAGGCCGTAAGATGGAGGCACTCGCAGAGTTTGTCATCCCATCCAAATGGTACCGAATGGAGAAGACGGAGGATGGGCTGCATAGGGCAGAACCTGACTCGGCCCGTGCTACAGCATTGATCTATTACCTCTCCGATCCTGCAGACGATGTGGAGACATTCCTACATGATATCCAGCGGTTCAAGGACCTGACATTCGGTGATTTCACTACCGATCAGATTGCACTCCTCTATGGGATCACTGAGCACATACGCGAACGTGGCAGACGCGAGATGGCAGCGTTCCTCGAGGCCCAGCGCATGAGGCGCGACGTGGCGGTAAACAAAATCCTCGCAGAGGTGCTTGGCGGGGAGAAAGCGCAAGTCTTCGAGAACATCGGATCCATCGAATCCGACAAGGAACAGAAGAGCGGTGCCGTGTTCAACGCACAGGCGATGAGCCTGCGGCCACCTCGTATGATCCTGCTCATGAGCGGCGGCAAAGAGGGGGTGATGTACGACTGGTATATCAACAAAATCAACGAGGCAACCGACGCAGAGATCCGCAACTACCAGCGGCGCATGAAGGCTGGCCAGCAGAAGATGAAGGAGCTGGGCATCACCGTGGGAATGTTGGAGAAGGAGCTTACGTACAATGACGTCACCATGCGCACCGACGACGTTCTGCACCTGTGGATCGGCATGAAGAACGAGAAGAACCGCAATGCCATACTCTACGGCAACCGCATCGAGCTCGGGGTTGTGTCGGGCCTCACCTCCCAGCTGACCGAGAACCAGAAAGCCTGGGCGACCTATATGCTGGATGACTTCGAGGCCGAGTACGACCGTCTCAACCAGACGTTCATCGCAGACCGCAACCAGGATATGGGCAAGGAGCAGAATTACTTCACGATGATCAGGCAGGACCTCGACCAGATGCCGCTCGGAGACGAATTCGCATCACAGATAGCGGTCCGAAATGCATGGCGCAAGGGATATCCGAACAAGAGCTTCTCCAAGGAGCGAATCGAGATCGCGGACGAACACCAGAAGCCCATCCGCCTGGGGGCAACCCAGATCTGGTTCGAGCAGGTATCCAAGCAGGAGCACTACATTGCATCCGCAATCCTGGCCAAGGACCTGCAGTACATCGCAGACAACCAGGTGCTGCGCGACGGGCTCAAGCAACGCTTCGGCCGCAGGGCCAACTCATGGCTGCGCAAGTACGTCAACGACTGGGCGAATCCCACCATGTACAGAACCTTCGATTCGGTAACCCGCTGGATGGGGGTCGTGCGCAACAACATGGCCGTTGCATACCTCGGCTTCAACCTCTTGACCGTGCTCAAGCAGGCTCCGTCGCTTGCATTCTACCTCAAGGGTGCGAACCCGGTGAACCTGCTTGCTGCCGCCAGCGAGATGGTGCTGCATCCATTCGAGACGATACGCTTCGTCGAGAAGATGGACCCGCAGATTGCAGCCCGCAGCTACGACCGACTCACTGAGGAGTTGAAAGGCTACGACCCGAACAAGGCGGTACGAACCATGAGGAAGGTGGGGCAGGTCTCCATGAAGCCCATCATGTGGATGGACAAGGCGATAGTCACCATCGGCTGGCTAGCGGTCTACAAGAACCAGATCGCCAAGGGCGCGAGCGAGCTCGAGGCCGCACGTGAGGCACAGAAGGTCACCCTTGATACCCAGGAGGCGGGCAGGCCCAAGGATGTGGCCGAGATGTACCGCTCAAATGAGCTTGCAAACTGGTTTACGATGTTCAGCAATCAGCTCAACCAGATATGGAACATGTATACCTTCGACATCCCCAATGCGATCAAACAGAGAGAGGCTGCAAAACTTGCGGGCATTCTTGCAGGCATCGCCGTCTCAGGTATAGCCATCGCCTACCTCTCCGGCTGGCGGGCGCCCGAGGACCCAGAGGACCTTCCGAAAGAAGCTGCGGTTGAACTATTCAAGAACTTCCTGTCGGCCGTACCCTTCCTCGGCAACGGGTTGGAGAGCGGCTACGACAAGTCCTACGGTGCAGGACTCGACCCCTTCCCCATCGCCTATGCCGCGGGAAAGCTCATGGCTGACGTTTCCGGGGATCCTGAGAAGATCGGACCAGATATAGCATCACTCGTCGAGGACCTTGCCATCCTCACAGGCCTCCCTGTCACGGGTACCAAGCGACTGGTGAATGTGGGGCGTTACCAGCATCTGAACGAATTGCTGGGTTATGGGTTCGCACAATATACCAGATAGTCCCTATCCTGTACCAAATGGGACAGGATAGCATTCACCCACCCTTCGCCCCATCCTGCAGCGGTTGTACGATGAATTAAACGAAAGCCGCACAAGGCGAAGGAGGGGCATATGGCTGATCCAGTGGCGATCATCAATCGCAAGGCGACAAGCGGGTTCGATTATTTCGGATCCACCACACTGGCTGCAGGGAAGTCATGCATCATCTGGACACACGGATTCCCGTCTATCATAGGCGTGATCGTCCCATCCGAAGGGACAAAATCCTACACGGTGTCCGAGATCACCGACACAGAGGACGACATCAGGGACGATGAGTACACACCCATCGCAATGGATGCAGAGGCTCTAACAGCGAGCAAGGTAATCCAGGGCAAGTGGGGTGTATCCGCGTTCGAGATCAAGAACGGCGATAGCAGTGCTGCCGTGAAGGTAAACTGGAGGATAGTAAGACCATGAAGCTGACAAACAAACCGAGGAAGCTGCGCGTGACCGATGTGCTTGACAGTACGTCCAGCACTTCCATCACCCGCATCGGGGCTCCGAAGAGCATCAAGGAGCTTGCGGATATCATCACCGTGATCAAGGGGACCGGCTGGACCACCGAAAACCTCGCTGCATTGCAGGCAGCCATCACAGCAATGAAGGGTTCGGGCTGGACCACCGAAAACCTCGTAGCCTTGCAGGCCGCGGTCAACACGCTCAACGGTCTGGTAAGCCTTCCCGGCTCAGTGCTCAAGATGATCAAGGATACGGCAGAGGTATCCACCTACGACAACAGCGACTCCGGCCTGACCGCAGTCACACTCAAGACGGCACTCGACGAGCTGAAGGTAACCATTGATTACATCCTTGCATCGCAGGAACAGGACCTTGGCATCGAGTTCTCAGCCATGCCTGCAACCGTTACCGGAACCAGAAAGCTCTCCAATGTGGGCAAGACGTTCCGCGTCAATGCCGGGTCCATCAACACGGAACCATACCCGCTGACCGACATCCGATTCCAGTTCCCGTACAAGGAAATCCGTACAGCCAAGATCAACGCGGCATTCGAGGTGCAGAAGTGGATCGACGAGCCGGGCTTTGATGCGGCCGAGGGTGAGGTCATGGTATGGCTGCCGAAGACCTACTACCGGCAGACCGACGTCTACGAGTTCGAGTTCTCAAAATATCAGCGTCCGGGTTACGCAGTCGACCCATTGTTCTTCGACTATGCAACGAGTGAGGAACGCGAGGGCGTCTGGGTCTCCGCATTCAAGGCATCCCTTGCCTCGGGCGGTACCAAGCTGCAGAGCCAGCCTGATGCTGCTCCGAAGCACAGCATCGTGATGTACGGCTCCTCCGGGTTCCGCGGGCTTGCCAACGCCATCGGCACCGGCTGGGGATTGGCCGACCTCGCGCTTCGCGACTACCTGCGCAAGATCTTCCTCATGGCCGCCGCTTCGTGGGACAGCCAGAGCGTGGTAGGAAAGGGTTGTGAAGCCATGCGCTACAGCGCAGACGACAAGGTCACAGCCGTCACCGAGGGTGCGAATACCATCGTCGTGGCCAACGCAACGGCCGCCCTCTACAACGTGGGAGAGTACGTATCGCTCGGGACCTCGGCAGGAGCGTCTACACGGTTCCACAGCCGCAAGATTACGGAGAAGAGCGCAATCGACACACCGAGCGAAGGCAACACCACGATCACCGTGGATGGTGAGGTGTTCACCACCGCACTCAACGACGTGCTCTGGCACTGCGCACAGGTGGTAAGCGAGGCCAATCTCATCGCCATGGGCAATGAGAGCGGGTACATCGGGACCAACGGTCGCACTCCCGTATCGTTCTTCGGCATGTGGGACCTGTGGGGCAACATGTGGGAGTGGGTCGACGGAGCGTTCAAGCACGATACCGCCCTTACGTTCGATGTAACTTCCGCCGCCGATACCGATGTGGTTACCGTCAACGGGACAGCCCTCACCAAGGGAACCGACTGGAGTGATGCGGCAACACTGGCTTCCGCCATAGAGGCACTTGCAGATGTGGGTGCGACCGCGAACGGGAACGTGGTGACGGTCACCGCCGATGCTGGCAAGTATGTCGTGGGTTCGAGGACCAACGTGGCTGGCACCATCACAATGGCGACCACAGGCTACGGCCTGTTCTACACCTTCGACCCGACCAAGTACGCGGCGATCATCAACACGGTGCCCGCGACTATCGCAAACTACACCCGCCATGCAACCGGTTTGCCGACTGCAAACGGATACCTTGGGGAGATGGAGGGGGATCCGGCAGTCCCGAAGACGCTCACCGGCGGTTCGAACGCTACAGGAACCTGCGACTACTTTTATCAAGCAACCGGCTATAGGGGCCTGCTTGTTGGCGGTCGTTGGCGCGGTACTGCGTCCAATCCGGGGTTGTTCAGCTGGATCGTG